ACCTATTTTAAGACCTGTGTTCCACTCCATGTATTTTCTCCAAGCGTTTTTTGTCTCTGGTTTATAATTGTATGCAGAATGATACTCTATGTCTCCTTTAACATGGTGGAACAACTCTCTCATAACACCTTTATCTTCTATTTCAGAAGCTTCTAATAAAGATTTAAACTTTTCTCCCTTTGCACCAAAGTTTTTTATAAATGCAGTTCTATTAGCGGCTTTAGTTGCGTACCTAGTTATCAATGTTTTAAAGTTTCTTTCTAACAATTCATCTGGTATATTAAAACGCCTTGTCTTTTCTAAATTACCAAAGGTATTAAACAATTCTTCTGATAATCCATTAGCAACTTTAGAGTAAGCTCTGAAATACTGCAAATTAGTTCCGTCTTCTATGTTTGACAAAATTAATTTCCTAGTATCCTTATTTAATCTAGTAGAACTTCTTTCTATTAACTTGTTTAAGTACTCAGCAACTTTTAAATTCTTTTTTATAAAGTTGTCTGGATTCACCATACCTCCAAAGACAGCATCTCCCTCCATATATGCAAAATCATTTCTTAATACTTTAGCTATCTCAGATTTTTTTCCTATCACGCTTAACATATCATCAAAAACAGCATCAGCAACATCTCTTTTAATCATTTGAGGTACATAGTTTTTAATATAACCGGGTAATTGACCACCTTCTGATATAAAACGTCTAGCAATTAAATCAGTAATAGCATCTAAATCTGTCTCTTTTCCATCTTCTTTTAGCTTAGTAAGGTTTCTGTAATAAGCTTCCTCTGCTTGAGCTTTACTCATTCCCTTCTTTCTAAATCTGTTTATTGTTTTACTGCTTGGGTTAATTCTTTCATTACTAAGTAAGTTTCCTAAATACTCACCAGTCAATACATCTTTATCTGCTGTATAGTCTGCAACTGAATTATAAAATTTTCTTACTGCTTGTTTTTGTGAGCCTCTATACTTAGGCCTTACTAATGAATTTAACATTCCCTGTATAGGTTTAGGAAAAAAGTTTTCTTTATTAAGAGACATCTTAGCCTCTTGAGTTATCCAACCTTCTGTTTTTAACAAGTCAATATTTTTATTTGCTAAATCTTTTTTAGCTAAAACATTTCTATACTTGTCTAATTCTAATGGAGTAAAAAAATCTAATTTTATTTTATCCCCAACTACTTTTTGAACTTCTGGTCTTGCTAATGTGAGTTGATTTTTTTTAGACAATGCACTATTTCTTAACAACTGTTTAGTAGTGTCGTCAACATTTAAGTTACTTTCCATTTTTCTTAGGTTTGATTGCCTGTCTTTTATTATATCCTCAAAACCTATCTTTTGATTTTCGGTAGATAACCTATAGTTAATATTAAACTTAGACTTATCAACTCTTCTAACATCACTAGTGGTAGCACCCATCAAAGTATATTTATTACTTTTTGTGCTTATTAAATTCCATTTTTTACCAGCTCTATCAATCCATACTTCTGTTTGTCTTCTAGCTAAATCTATTGTATCTACTTGACTTCCATAAGATTCTGCTAGTTTATTTTCAACTACCTCTTTTTTATTTAATGGTCTTCTACCTCTTTCAATAAACTTTTCTAATTCTGTTTTAGAACCCATTGCTTTAGATACGCCTTTTAAACCAAGTAGCATACCTCCAGCAGTTAAGTAATCTTGAGGAGTAGGTAGCTCTCCTTCTATAAGCGGACTAACAGTTCCAAGAGCAGCTGTTTCTCCAGCAATTTTTCTTAAAGTACTTGCTCCTCTAGCTGTTAAAAAAGTACCAAATCCAGAAGTTGTGCCACCTAATACAGCTCCAGATATTGTATCTTTAACTACACCACCTAACTTTATCTCTCCTGTGTCTTTCTTTTGTTGTAAAGCACCACCAAATCCTTCGTACAAAGCTAAAGCACCAGTCTGTTTACCTATATTAACAGATGCTCTTTTAGCAACATCCTTAGCAACTGTGCCTTTTACACCGTTCCTAACTAGGTTTTTAAATACATACTTAGTAGCAACATTTTTAGCTGCAGCCCCACCTATACCACCACCTAAAGCTGTTATAGCTAAATCAGTAGGAGCAAGAAAAGATGCGATACCAGCTCCTAAGTCAGCAATAACACCGGGTTCATAACCAGATAAGTCAAACCTCTTCTTTCCTGTAGCCATCTCTTGAGCCATACCTTGAATAGAACGATTATACCCTAGCTTTATAAAGCTTGGCAAAGAATCAAATATATTCTCAGATGTTTTAGTAGAGTAGTCTGTTATTTCAGTTTTATACTCTGGAAATTTTTTAACTAATGCATTAAATAATTTATCATCATCTAAATTCTTAAGGTCTGGATAAGTATTTCTATACTTTGTTAGAAGCTGAGATTTATTCATCTTCTATTTTTTCTTCTCTGCATATACATTTCTTTTTTAGATAGTATTTTACCACCGTGTGCTTTTGATTGTGGCGTCATACCCGACAACATTTTTAATAATTCTCCACCTATGTTTGCACCTTGACTTATATTTAACTTTTCTTTTTCTATCATATCTTCTAATGCCATTCTTCTTCTTATGCGTTCTTCCCTATCTGTACCTGTTCTATTAACAACCGGTTTAGTTTCAGTAGGACTTGCACTTAAAGAACTACCACCAAATAATGTATTGAGAAAATTAAATGAAGTCTCTTGTTCGTCTTCTATTTTTGGCTTACCTTCTAAGTTTATATCATCATCACTTGGTTCTTCGTACCCAATCAAACCTTCTATGGTAGAAGCACCAGCATCATATTCTCCGTATTTTTCTTTAAAAGGAATATATGCAGATTGTACAGCTTTTAAAGCTTTTTCTCTTTGAGCGTCAGTTCCTATTGACATTACTTGAGCGTAAGAAGTTAATAACCCACCAAGTATTTTCATATCTGCATCATACGCCAACTTCATACTTTCTGGTATTTTAGAACCATAACTAGCGTCAATAGCTTTGTTAAGTAATTGATTTTTAAATGCCGGTTCTTTTATAAATAAGTCTCTATGTAACTCTGAGTCATACTCAAAGCCATCAGTAAGTTGAGTATTAAAAAATGCTCCTAGTGCATCAGCCTCATTATTATCTCTAGTTGTTTGTGCTCTTAGTGCGTTGATTGTTTGAGTAGCTCTATTAAAAGCATCTGGACTACCACTCATATATTTAGCAATGTTATCCTCTAAGCTTTTAAAACCTTCTTCATTTCTTTCTATGCTACCAGCTATTAAATTAAAATCTTCCATTAACTTTGCAGTTTCTTTGTCTTTCTTTTCAGCTAAATATTTTTCACGAGCTGTTTGAGCGTTTTGTTTTTCAATGTCTAATAAAGCATCTTGCCTTCTACTGGTTTCAGAGGCTTTTCGTTGGTTTAACTCTAAAGTAGCATCAGCTCTTCTATTATTAGCATTTATTTGCCTTTCTCGCATAGCAAGTTCTTTTCTATTTAGCTGGTAGTTAGGGTCAGCGTATTGAGATATAGTCTCAAGTAACATATCCACACCACTTTGAGGTCTTACTATATTTATTTGTCCTTGAGGGACTACATTATATCTACTTCTTGCCATAGTTTATCCTTAATTATTAATTTTGCCTTATCCATTGCCCTTGACCTACTTGCCCACCGGGGCCAGCTCTTCTTATAAATTGCCATACTTGATTACCAAAATTATAAGTTGCATTTGGCGTAGGGTTTATTGGTGGATTCCAATTAGGGTCTTCTGTAGGTACTGGGGTAGTAGCGTATTCTGCTTCTGTAATTTCAGTAGTTCCATTAGCTACTTCTTCTTGTCCTATTTGACCAATTATATCTGCTACATATCCTTCACGCATACTTCTTATAGTCTCAAATTTATTTTGTTGAGCTTGGTCTATACCAGCTTGGTATCCTCTTTGTGCTTGAGTTCTTGCTTGTTCTACCGCAGATTGTCTTCCACCAAATCCAGCAAAGCCACCGCCTATACCTTGTACTTGTTGAGTAGCTTGACCAATCATACCCGTTCCTCGTTGTTGCAATCCACCTACTTGCCTACTGTAATCAGCTAATGCACCTTCTTCTCTTGAAGGGTCATATTCTTTTAACCCTGCCCCAATAGGGTCGTCTACTCTTTGACCTGTCATTTGGTATATATCTTCTAAGGTCATCACATCAGATGTTTGCCCTCCATATCCAACAGTACCACCATTATTATAACCTTGTACTTTTGGAGATGCCTTATGCTTTCTTGAAAAGTAATCAAGAGCTTTAAATATATCTTTCTCAATTTTCTCTTCTGATGGTGCATAACCTTCTAAGAAAGAAGCTTTTTCAAGCATCTCTCTATCTTTCATAGCTTCGTTAAGTAAATTACTATAATACTTATTAGAATCTACAGCACCTATAGTACCCATATCCTTAAAATCTCCACGCATCCTTGCATCTATTTGCAATGGGTCTGGGGCTTTTGGTACTTTACCACCTTCTTGCATGCCGTTTTTTGAATACAAAGCATCATAAAGTCTTTTTCCTTCAGATGATAAAGATTTTACAAGTTTTAAACTGTCTGACTCACTAATGCCCTCCATACCGGATTGATTTAAAAGAGCAGATGTAATACTCGCATCTTTCATAAAGTTTCTATTAGTGTTGTCTTTACGAAAAGAATCATACAAATCTAAATACGATTCTCTGTTTGTTTTTGGACTTTGCAAAGCTTGATACAACAACAACTCTCTTTGTGGTATTGCATCCTTTCCAGCCTCTAATAAAAAACGATTATATAAACCAGCAGTATCAAGGTAATTCATAACCTCTCCACCCTCTTGCATATATCCCATACGATTACGAACTGTATCTGGAAGTTTACCTAAACCTTTGTTACCCTCTGGAACTGGTTTTAGTTTACCACCTTGGTTCATCATAGAACTTTGCCTAGTCATATCTACATTAGCTTGATTGCTTAATGTATTTATAGCTAATAGCTCATCTATAGCTGAGTGACCATGTTGTAGTTGAGGAACTAAGCCACCATGATTCATATACATTTGGCTAGACCTGTCTATATTGTTCAACATATCTAAGTTATCTATTCCTATTTCCTCAGCGGCATCTTTGCGTATAACATACTCACCGGGTTCTAACATAGCTGGTACTGTATCTGCCATTACATAATTCTCCTGTTAAATGGTAGCATGTTTATTAAGCCACCGCCTGCATATTTTGGTATCATATCTTGCAACTCTTGAAACGAAGGTGTATTTACATTACTAGCCTTATACCAATCATCTCCATATTTATCCGTTAACATTCTATTTCTTTCCATCACTCTTTCAACATAAGGTCTTGGAGAAGATTGTTTTGTTCTAGACGCTTCTAAAACAGCTTCCATATCAATCATTGGGGCGTCACTTTGTTCTATATCTTCTACTTGATTTCGTCTACCAAAGCTAGCTTTATTGGCTATACCTTGTAACATTTCTATAACTCCACCATCTTCATATCCGTAGACTTTGCCACCTTGGTTAAGGTCAAAAGTAGGTGTTCCATAAGCTTCTTGAAATAGCTGGTCAGCAGTAAAGTCTATATCGCTTAGTGCACTAGATAAAGTAGGAACTTGAACATTCCCCAACATTAACCCACTACCTGCGTTAGAGACAGGAGTAGTCATTTGCTCTGATAGTAAGTCTTCAATGCCGGGAACTTGAACATCTCCCAACATTTCTGCATCTGCTCCCGGAATATTCATAGAAGGAGGAGCTATGTCTTTAGGAGCACCTAAGCTCATTAATTTATCTGCTCCACCAGCCATTAATCCAGTTTTTAAACCAGTTGCTAAAGACCGACCTAAAGCTCCTTCCCCATATTCTTTTCTTATATCTCCTAATTCTTCAAATCCACTATCTAATAAACCAGTAGAAGATTGACTACCTACGTTTTTAAACTCATCACTTGCTGTTGCCCCTGCTACTTTTTCTCCTAAAAAAGAACCAGCTGCAGAACCTAATCCCTTAGCTATATATGGAGTAGCAAGCAAGCTTAATCCTCCAGTCATTCCTGCAAGTGCTCCTGCCGCTAATCCACCAAGAGCAGTACCACCTAAGCTTCCTAATTTACTAAACAAACCTCTTCTTTTACCTTGTTTTTCTAAAGCCTTAGCCTGTTCTCTTTGTTCATCTTGTGCTATACCTACTCTTCTATTAAGATTAGCACCATACAAAGCTCTAGATATTCCGGGGATATAACCACCAGTTTGATACTTCATAGGTTGAGCATAGCCACCACCCATATATTCTTTTATTGTTTTACCTTTATCGTATGACATAATTATATCCTCTTAAACTTCTATAAATGTTTTCCAAACTGATGTTACATAAAATTCTGTAGATGTAGTTGTTATTCCAGTATCAGATGCAGTAATACTTAATATAGCTACATCGTTAATACCTATAGTTGGGCTAGCACTCCAATCTGAGGTATTTATAGTAATTATTGTATTATTACTAAATGTGCTTTCATGTGTAAAAGTACATACTGTATCTGTTGTATTGTCTCCGTCGTCTTGTTTTTTAATAGCAAATGTTATATTATCTGTAGCGTCTGCTAACGAAGGAACTTTAAAAATTAATTTATTACAAATCATTTTAAATGGAGAGAGAAAACAATTTTGATTTCTAACTGCTGTTAAGTCCTCAGAAGTTCCCCAAGGAAGAAATGTTTCAGTTGTGTCTAAATCTTTTGCAAAATTGTGTATAAACACCCTGTAGTCTATAAACTTTCTTTTATATTCTAACTCATTAGTAGTTAATTTTTTATCAATAATCTCATTACCATCACGAGACATAGTAGATTTAAACACTACTCCCTTATGCTTTCTCCTAACAATTAATTTACCATTGTCTAAAGATACTAATGTTCCACCCTCTTGTAAAGAACTTGCTGGTGCTCCATCGTTAAACGACTGAGGTTGCTCAACAGAATTAATTAATCTTCTTATATCTCTAGACACTAACTAACTCTTTTTCTAACGTTTCTATATTCAATTTGAATATCATTTATATAAAGCCCTGTAGTAACTGTAGGCTCTATTTTAATAGCAACGCTTTGACATTCAAAAGTAGCTGATGGTGTAAATACAGCTATATCATAACCAGCTCCACTTGATTCAGACCTAGCCATACTACCAGCATTAAAAGCAGTCCAAGTATTATTTTGATTTACTTGATAATAAACCATCGCTGCTGTTACTGTAACATCTGCAGTACTTCTATAATGAATGTATATTTTATAAATCTTTTTAATTGTAGAAGGAGAATTGAAATTAAAGTCTGGTGTTGTAAGTTTATAATGCCCAAAGGTAGAAGGGCTTTCATCCCATTCTGTAAAGTGTACTGTGTCGTTTCCAGCACTTGCTAAATTAGTAGATTGAACATCATAAGCAGATATTAATTGACCTTTACTTGTATTAACAAAATTAGTAATAATTGGAGTAAAAGAACCACTAGAATTAGGAGCTAAATACTTTCCATAAGAAAAAGACTTTGTTTTTAAATTATATACATAGCCATGTAACGAAGCGTCTGCCCTGTCTATTATTATAACTTGGTCTTCTTTTGGCTCATACCCTAAAACCATTTTTTTATTAGCACAAAAAGTAGACCATTCATTTGCACTTATTTTTCCCTCTACTAAATTAATTACTTGAGAGCCGTTATACAAAAACATTCCATTTAGGTTTGCCCAAACAACCCCAGCTTCTCCTTTACATATAGAATATGGATTAGCTATTCCAGCAAATTCAACATTGTCTTCTAAAAACCAATTAGCTGGAGAAGGAGATGCAACATTTAATATTTGTAAAGTTCTTTGCTTAAAGGCGAGTATTCTATCTCCATAACTTTCAAGCTTTACATAGTCTTCTCCATCTCCTTTTATTACATCTATTGAGTTTGTATTAGGAAATGTATCATATCTGCCTATTTGGCTAAACATTATCCTGTCTCCAAAATGGTCAAACTCTTCCTCAGATGCTAAGTTTCCTTCGTTATATAAAACATTGGCTACAAAAGCCCTTCTATTGCAAACAACAGCTGTTTTATATCCAGTACCTAAATCTCCAAAAGAAATTTGTTTTGTAGATTGTGGAAAACCATTTAAGCTTGCGTATGTATCTAAGCTTGGAGACTTGTGTTTTAATATCCAATAATTACTAGCTGGAGTTGTAGCGTGAAAACCTCTGTTTGCTTTTGTTGTATTAGAAGTTGAGGTTATTCTAAAATTTTGAACTGTAGCTCCATCCTCAGTATCTTGAACCCAAGGATTGTAGTCTCCATTAAGGTTCGCCCTTACTCCTTTTGTAATATCTATATCTGCAAATAAAATCCAATCATCATTAGTTTCTTTTTCTCTTATATATATTCTGCCACCACTTACTCTATCTGGATATGTTTGTTCTTTGTGTAAATTAGAATTATCAGCAACTCCAAAATTCGTAATTGCTCTAAAGTTAATAGTTATATCCCCACCGTGGTCTGTATGACTTTCAACATCTCCTATATGCCTACCAAAAGAATCTAATACTCTAGAGCCTACAGGAAAATGAGTTATAGCACTATTTCCATCTGTTCTAATTGAAGTTACTCCTGCTCCATAACCGCCAACCTTATCTGCTAAAACACCAGTTGCTTCTAAAACATCTTGGTCTGCGTACACATTAAAATATAATTCTTTAAAGCCGTCAGTAGGGGTAAATGATAGGCTATATATTTTTAATAACGACTCTTGGTTTTTATCATATATAAATGTTCCAGCAAATTCATAAGTAACTTTTTCCCAAGAGCCTTCTCCACTAGCTTCTCCAACAGATATATTCCAACCACTTCCATTTGAACTAAATTCAGTAGAACCATCAATATCTCCACTTGGAATATGATTTCCGCCAGTAGGTGCAGTTAAAGATGTACTTCTTTCGTAAAATTGATTAGGTAGTGAGCGAGATATGTTTGTAGAAGGATTACTAGAAGCTTCTTCAAAGTAAACAAATTGTTGTCTGTTTATTTTTCCAAACCATTTTGGTTCTGATTTATTTGCAAATTGACCATCAGCAATTCTTAGTACATTATCTGCGTAATAAAAAACAAACTCAGAAGAAGTTAAAGAGTTTTCTTCGGTTGTTAATTTTATAGCATTTGTATCAAAAGCATCTGAGCTATCTGCATATACGTCAACTTTTCCATCATCTAAGTTTCCTAATGCTAAAAAATTATCTCCTACAAAACCAGTAGCCCCAATATTAACAGTTGTATTGTCTGCTACATTTTCATCTTGAATTGTATTTTCAGCTAAAACTAAAAGACAATTATCTATATTTCCACCCATAGTTAACATCACAGTACTTCCATCAGAACCGACTATTGTTTGGGTGTTGGCTCTACTTAATTTACTAACAACAGTATATACACCATCATTATAAAGAGAGCCTGTAATTTTTATTCTTGCCGGTAAGTCCTCTGGTATTATATTATTACTAGTCCAAAAATCACTTTCATCTATAAAAATTTTATTACCACCATTAAACACTAATGCATAATGACCACTTCCATCAGCACCAGAAGTAGGATTAGAAGTTGCTCCTGTAGCTACAATAGATACTCCTCTTACTACAGTTGGGTCATCTGCCTCAAAATAAAATAAACCTCTACCGGGATTAATAGACGCTGTATGTTTTGGAACTGTATTAGATTGCAAAGTAACCGCACTACCATCTGTTGCAGTTTTAAATAAACCCCTTGGTCTTAGCTCTCCTCTATTAGACAAGTCAAAGTTTTCTATTTCAACTGCCTCACCTATAGATAAATCCCTTGGATTCTTAACAGTATTTATACCTCTGCCAAAATCATCAATATTTAAAAACGCTTTAGGCATTAGTCTCTTATCTCTATGTGAACTAAATCGTCAAAGCCATTGTCTTTAACATCTCCATCAGAATCCCAATCTCCTCCCCACCTTACTTTAAGACCTAGTTGTTTTGCAATACCTCTAATCATGCCACCCATATAATGAAACCCATCTCTGTTTTTCCAATCTATTGGGTAGGGAGCTAAGTCCACAGCTTTACCTTCCATATGCTTTGAGTATTTAACCTTGGTAGCTCCCTTAGCCAACAGCTCTTTCTGTCGTTCTTCACTACGCAATCCTTCAATAATAGTAACATCCATTATCTTAATAAGCTCATTAAGAACGTTGACTAACCTAGAGTCTACACCCTTAAGTCTTGCTTTGCTTGTCTTACCGAATCTAGGCATTATTTCTTCTTTCTTTTCTTAGCGGTCTTAGCTGCTTGTTTAAAGTTCTTAGCTGTTGGTGCTCCTTTAGCTCCTTTCTTTCTCATCTTTTCGCCACTACCAGCCTTAATTCTTTTCTTCTTAGCGTGTATGTTGGCGTATAAGCCTTTCTTTTTCTTTGGCATTACTTACCTCTCTTTTTTTTAGGAGATGCATGTTTCATCTGAACTTTAAAATCAGCCATTACGCTTGCACCTTTGTGAGCTTTAAACTTACCACTATGCTTCATTAACTTATAGCTACTGCCAGACTTCATCCAATGATAGCCAGCAGGAGCTTTGACTTTCTTATTCATTTCTTCTTTCCTTTTTTAGCTTTGTTTCTTTTGCTAATAGCCGCAGCTTTCTTCTTGGCGTCTGCTTTAGAACTAGCACCCCAAGCCCTTAAAGAAAGTAGCAACCTAGTAGGTTTACCATTCTTCTTTTCTGGCCCGGGCATACCACCCATTCTCGCAAGGAAACTAGCTCTTCTTGGGTTGTCTCCAGACTTAACTGGAGCTTTTAAAGTACCACCCTTGTAGCTCTTTCTTCCTTTAGCGTTTAAGCCTCCCTTAGGATTCTTACCTGCTTTACGTTGCCAAGCTGGAGTCTTAGCCATTACTTAGAACCAAAGATTTTAGAGAAGAAACCTTTCTTAGATTTCTTACCTTTACTCCCACCAATCTTCTTACCTTTCTTTTTCTTCTTCTTTACATCTTCCATCATAGCATACTGTTCTTGATATTTATTTTCTTCTAGAGGTTGTCCATGCAAAGAAGACGCTATGATTAAGCTTATTATCGAATGTGTCATTTATACTCCCAACTTTTTTTTAATTGCCATTTCAAATAATTCCCAGATAGCTTCTAATATTTTAGCTTCTGTCTTTTCGTTTATCATCGGTACATTAACAGATTTATTTACAGATGCAATTAAATCAGCTTTAACTTCATCGTCTAATAAATACTGAGCTACTACTTTTCCTAACATCTACGACTCCTTTTCATTTCTTATTTTATAATATAGATACACTATGTTCATTACAGCTATTGCAATACCTAAAAAGTATGGTAACATATCCATAAAGACTATAGCTTGACTTGCAAAGCTAGTTCCAGATACTTTTAAACTATCCATTATTTACCATTCCCATTCATGCGAGACATAATGCCATCCATTCTTGATAATTGTTTTTCTAAGTCTGACATAGCTTCAATAGTTTGTTCATATCTTCTGTCTCTAACAGAATCAGATTCATTCCACCTTGCTATAAGTTTTATAATCATACCTTCCATATTAGCTATTGTTTCAGACTGTCCCTTGTTTTCCACTTCTAAGTTTTTAAGAGATTCTTGTTGTGCCTCAGACTTTTTAGATAAAGAAACAACTAGGTATACAAACATTACACCTACTATTCCTATCATTCCAGCTTCTCCGTAAACTGCCATGAAATCCATTATTTCTTTTTCCTTTTTTTACCCCAACTTAGTGGGTTTATATTAAATTCTTTTTCATAGAAGGATATTTTTTCTTCCAGTTTTTCTCTGGATTCAGCTTCTTCCAACTCATGTTTAGCAAGTAAGTTCCTAATCTCTGTATTTGCAGATAGCATCCCATCTTCAAGCGTTGCAATTCTAGTCTCAATCCTAGAGTAACCGTAAACAAGACAAGCACACAATACGAGAATCTGAGCCATCCATTTGAGGTTAATAGAAATAATAGCGTTGTCGTCAAGCACGCTAGTCCTATAACTCCTAGCAGTTTGCGGTTGTTCATTCACTTAATCTCCACTTTTTCATACTGGTTGTGATTATAACACCAATTATCTCCGCTATGTATAGCTCCATTATAAAAATGTTCTATCCCATCTCGGTCTGTAATAGTACTTAAGACATTTGGTTTATCTTCTTGGCTTTCATCAATTGCATAACCCATAACAGACCAGCCAGAGCAACTAGTTAATAACATCCCCACAAAGACAAACTTTATAGGGATATTATAAGATGTTGATTGATTACTATTCTTCTTCTTTTTCTTCACTATCTTCCTTTTCTACACTAGCTTTTAAAGCATCTAAGAAAGCTTGCTTACCAAACCTAAGCTGTTGAAGATTAAACTCACTTGAACCTATCTTTCTATCTAAGTCAGCTACATGATTAATCATAACTTTTTGCTCATCAGATAATTCTGATTCTTTATACTCTTTATCAAAAAGATTAATCACTTGTTCTTTAGGCATTTCTTTTTCTTTTTTTGCCATCATTAACTCCTGTTATTATTTAAAGTTTTTTAAAGTCTGATATAGCCTCTGCTAATCCATCACTCTGTGCTTTTGCTCTAGCCATATCATCATCATATCTTTTCTTTTCACGCTCTAAATCAGATAGTAAGTATTCACGTTCTTGGTCATCTAGCTGTTCTCCAGTTGATGGATTCCAAGCTTTTTGAACCATAGCTACATAGGCTCTCTTTTCTTCTGCCTCTGCTTTTCTTACTACTACACCATCAGAGTCTTTGACCTCTTTGACAGCTTTTTTAGTTACTACTTCTTTGTTTGCAAAGTCGGCTGTTTTG